ACGTATTCCGGGCATTTATTGACCGGGTAGCAACCGCAGCCTCGCACTCTTACACAGCGACTTACACCACGCCGAACAATGTGGCGGTGACGGTACGCCGTGGCGGAGTAACACCAATCAAGACGTTTAAGACGACCGCGAGTTTTGGAGCATTCAGTATCTCGACGATTCGCACGCCTGACGCATAAGCATGAGGAGACGGAATGGCAACTGTTTCCGTTTCATTTAACGGCACTCGGGTAAATGATTCCGACGCTGCGACTAATACGTCCAACTGGGGATCGACTGGTCCGGCACCAGCGTCGGAGTTCCCTCTTGCGTATCAGGTAACGTCAGGTACAACGACCGGCGCGGTAAATAAGAAGATCAGCTCGACATCACTCGGCGGTCTTCAGTTTGATCCTGCTACTGGCTCGCCAGTTGATATGACTGCTGCGGCTAACAGGCTGTGGTTCGTCAAGACGTATGTATCTGACTCATTCGACTTGAACACAACTGAAGGTGTACGTGTTGCCTTGGGTTCAGCCAATAATGCTTACTATTACTACAACGCCGCCGGTTCCGGTGCGAATAACACCCGCTTTTCATCGTACCCAGCGCAGGGTGGCTACCTGATCTTTGGGCTTGACCCCAACATCGCGCAGTGGCGAGAAGGTAATACAGGTAGCCCCGTCTTAACCGCTGTTGACTGGTTCGGTGTTCAGGCTGCGTTCGTGAACGGTACTGCTAAAGCCGAGAACTTGGCGCTTGATGCAATCGACATCGGTACGGGGCTTGTCTTGACAGGCGGCGATGGTGTTGACACTGACGGCACTTTTGTCAGTTTCGTTACGACCGATCAAGGCACCAAGACGAACCGCTGGGGCGTTGTAACTGGTAGCGGCAACGCCGTTAAAGTAAATGGCCTTCTTGAAATTGGCCGAAACACTGGTGGTACGGCTGTAGCTACCGGATTCACCGATACTACGTCTATCGTTACGTTCCCTGATGGCTACCATAGCCGGGGACTTGTTGGTGTTGACGTAGACCTTGGCAGTGCTTCTACGGTAGTCGTCATTGACTCCCTGATGATCGGTGAAGGCGCTCTCAACGGTGCTGATGCTGATGACACCCGCCCTGACTTCACAGTGAATGGTACAAGCGGAACGCTGGCAGTTGGCGCTCAGATGCGTAACTTCCGCGACGTCACTTTCACCTCTGCCTGTACCGTGGACGGCGCAGACATCGAGTGTGTACTACTGGTTCAGAACTCTTGTGACATAGAGAACTGCATCATACGAACCAATCAGGTAACGCAGGTTGCTACATTGCAAGACCCGACGTTCGGTGTCTCGACGGACCTGAATAACACTGAGTTCGTACAATCTGGTGTCGGTCACGCCATTGAGATTGACACCCCCGGAACCTACAACCTTCAAGACATCACCTTTACTGGCTACGGCGGCACGCCCGGCACGAACAGTACTCCCAGTTCGGGAGCAAATGATGCAGCCGTCTACAACAGTTCAGGTGGCGCAGTAACGATCAACGTAAACGGTGCAGGCAATCAGCCCAGCGTACGTAACGCCGCAGGCTCGACGACAACCGTCAACCAGACCGTCACGGTCACGATCACGGTAGTGGATACTGTCGGTTCGCCGATCCAAGACGCCAAGGTCTTCCTAGAGACGACACCGGGCGGCGTGGACATCATCCCCTACGGCATTACCAACGCCAGTGGGCAGGTGTCCACCAGCTACGGCGGCAGTACCCCGCAGGCTGTGGTAGGCTATGTCCGCAAGGGGTCTGTATCCCCTGTATACAAGGCCAGCCCGATCACCGCGACGATCACGAGCACTGGGCTGGCGCAGACGATTACCTTGGTAGCGGATGAATAATGGCAACTTCAGTCAACTGGATCACAGGAGTCATCACCGTCCCACGGACTGACATGACTCTCATTCAGGCATCGCCGGAAGTGCGAGAGCTTGACACGACTGCGTTCTTTGACGAGCTGAAACTGCTTGAGGCATCGGAGGAAGGTATACCGTGGCCTGACACCCAGAGACACAACCTGAGCTATACCATTTCTGGTATAACCTATGCCGAATCTCTCGAGATTATCCCCCCGTACTCTGTGACCTTCGAGGACGGTACGTACGCCGTCGTACTCAAGGGGACGAACAACAACATCATTGACGTTGCCAACACCAATCAGGTACGTATCCTCGGCAACAACTCAGCGGGCCTGATTGACGTCCCGATTACGCAGGCCGACAAGGATGCGATTGTGGCACAGGTGTTTGCACAGGTGATGGAGGGTTCGGAGACGTTCGCCGAAGCCATCAAGCTCATCAGAGCCGAGGCTGCGGGTTCCATCACGGTCGTTGGTACCGAGAACCGGATCAAGTCGGCTGACGGCAATAAGGACAGAATTGTGGCGAATGCTGACGAAACCGGACGTACCGTTACCTCTACGGACGGCTCGTAATGTACGGCACAGGCTATTACGCGGTCAGCTACTATGGCCCTTCTTACTATGTTGGCCGGACAGGTATAGTAAGTGGCGTTTCTCTATTCACGTATGAGACTCTGATCGCCGAGACTCGCGGACGCCTGCAAGACAGAGACGCAGAGAACTACCGATATTCTGACGCCATGCTCATCTCAATCCTGAACCGGGGCCTCAATGACCTCAACAGGATCAGGCCGGATGCGTGGTACGAGTACTACGGCCAGTACACAGATGGCGTGCCGGAGATCACAGACAACTTCATTACGCTGGATGGGCAGGTGAACTGGGAAGCTGACTTCCAGCCTGACATCAGGTTCTATCCAGCTATGGTAGACTACGTTACTGGCTTCGTACACATGATGGAGGATGTCTATGTCGATGAAGGTGTCGCACAGGCGTTCCTAAGTGAATTCAGGAAGAAGGTGTTAATCACATGAAAGAAAGACTGGTAGTGTCGGTCCCGCATACGGGGACACGGTTCGTCAAGCAACGACTGGACATCAAAACCCACGTACATACTATTACTACGTACAGCCGTGTATGGGATATGGTCGAGGAGTATGACAGGAATATCGTCATCCCACTACGCCACCCACAGGACGTACTGCGGTCATGGATCACTCGGGACAAGCATAAGCAGCGAGGGTGGCTAGTACAGTTCTCCCTTGGTTGGGCGCTCCTGCAAGAGCTGTCGGAGAGGTGTGATGCGGAGATCATACCTGTTGACCTGAAGCAGCATGAGGAGATCGACAACTGGAACCCCGTAGGACACAATGGGTCAAAGCCGGAAGCCCATGACGAGGCTATGAGAATCTCTATTTTTCATATTTTTACCCTGCCTATTGTCAAAAAATACTACCTACCAAGGCCCCTCATCAACCAACCCTACCTTGACGATGCGAGCCTTAACTCGTAACACTTGTACTGAACTCAGGAATATCGTACGATCAGCATGAACTCTCTCACATAGCTATGGAGAATTGGGATGAAAGGTAAATCATGGGGCAGCCTTACGGCTCCCGTTTCAGGCGAATACCGCACGAACGTGCATGGTTCGCATGGTGGCTCGCCGAGCGGTAAATTCGTTGCCGTGAAGCGCTCTAAAGAATATGCGACGAATGTTGTGGGCAGTCATGGCGGCACGCCCAGCGGCAAGTTCCTCGGCCAGACCAAGGGCAAGATTCGTCACGGCTCTGACTTCCCTGCGAAGGCATCGTAATGGCGAAGGTCGTTAAAACCCTCAACCTTTCCAATCTGGAAGGGGTGTATGACGTCACAATCAACAAGGCAGCGCCTAGCGCACGACGTCAACGCCAAGCATCAAAGGCTCCGGCAACCGCCAAGTCGGATAGCCTGATGTACGATGATGCTCGGGAGAGGGCAATGGAATACGGGTATGACCCGGACGCGAAGCTGCCTATCGGCTTTTTTGGATGAAACTGAAACTAGATCAACAAACAGCACAAGCACTAACTAACCTCCGGGTAAGCCCCGACTTCAAGCAAGTACTTACATGGCTCGAGGGACACCGCGCCAAATTTTTTGAGGAGTGCTCCACCGCTGAAGGCCGCCCCCTGTATCGAGCGCAGGGGAAGGTCTTTGTGGTAAATGGACTCTTTGAAGCGTATGGTTCGGCCCCTGAGACGACTGAAAAATTCAAGAAATAGGAGAGGTAATACGCCATGAGTGCGCTACCAAAAGCAGTACAGGAACAGGTTGATCGTGCAAACAAACTCGCACAGCAGGTCTACGACGAAAACGGCAAGCTCAAGGCTGAGCTATTAGAACCGGCCATCGAACCGGACACGAAACCCGAGGAAACCCCCAACGTAAAAGCCGAGGAACCGGCCGAGGAACCGGCCAAAGAACCGGCTAAGGTTGACGATTGGGAGCACAAATTCAAGGTTCTTCAGGGCAAGTACAACGCTGAAGTACCCCGTCTTCAGAAACAGCTGAATGAGAGCAACGGCGAAAGCCGCGAACTGAGACAGCGTATGCTGAATCTCGAGGGGATGCTTGCATCTCTACAGGCTGTCAAGGAAGCCCCGAAAGAGAAGAAACCCGCGCAACCCATCATTTCCGACGAGGAACGCGAGCAGTTTGGTGACGATCTCATCGACCTCATCAAGCGTGTTTCGCTCAATGCTACCCTGCCGGAAATCGAATCTCACCTGAAACCGCTCGAAGGGCGTGTGAAACAGGTGGATGAAAAGGTTGCAACCAGCCAGAAGTCTATGGCAGAATCCAAACGTCAACAGGTATTCGATCGCCTTGCGGCAGTTGTTCCGAACTGGGAACAGCAGAATGAGGATGAAAATTTCCTCAACTGGCTCGATGAAGATGAGGGCCTGACCGGAAGACCGAGAGCATACTTCTTGACAGAAGCGATGAAGAACAACGATGCCGAAAAGGTGATCGCGTACTTCACGAGCTTTCAAAGCGAAAACGCTGCTGCTACACCAGCGGAACCTGCTCCGGCAAAGTCGGAACCACAGGTCAGGTTGGATGAACTAACGGCCCCCGGCACGCCTCAAACCGGGACAGCAAGCGCTCCAAACGAAAGCGGTAAGCGGGTATGGACCCGCGCAGACATAACCCGGTTTTATGAAGATCGGAATGAGTTTATCAAAAGAGGAAAACCCATTCCGAAAGAGATGCAGAAGTTGGAAAGAGACATCTTCGCAGCTCAGTCAGAGGGCCGGGTCCGTTAAAACCGACTCTATGGAGTGATTTGAAATGGCATATCCACTAGGTACACCGTGGTCAGGTTCCGCCCCGACTACCGCTTATGCGGGCAACTTTATCCCCGAAATTTGGTCTGGCAAGCTCGTAGAGAAGTTCTATGAGGCCACCGTTCTTGGCGCAATCGCCAACACGGACTACGAAGGCGAGATCAAGAATCAGGGCGATACGGTTAACATCCGTACCCGTCCCGATGTAGCGATCGCTGACTACAGCGCTAACATGGACCTTGTTGTTACTCGTCCGTCGAGCGCCAAAATTCAGCTGCTCATCGACCAAGGTAAGTACTTCAACGTAGCCCTTGATGATGTGATGGAGCTTCAGAGCGACATCGACATGCTGAGCATCTGGGCCGAAGACGCTGCCGAGCAAATGAAGATCAAGGTTGACCAAGACGTTCTTAGCTACCTGACGACTGTTGCCGGTACGAACGGTTACGACGACATCGTTGCAGAGAACAAGGGTGCGACGGCTGGCGCGATCTCCGGGGACATCAACCTCGGCTTTAACACGCTGGTATCGAACGCCATCCTGATCGACGACGGTACGACTGGTGATACTCCGATTGAGTACATCCTGAAGGCCGGTCAGGTCCTCGACGAGCAGAACGTCCCTGAATCGGGCCGCTTCATGGTAATCCCGGCATGGTTTGCCGCGAGAATCAAGAACAGCGACCTGAAGGACGCCTCGCTCGCAGGTGAC